AACTGTGCGACGAATGGTGAGCTACTTTGCTCGCCATGCCGTAGATAAACGTGGTCAGGGCTTCAGTCCAGGCGAGGAAGGTTACCCATCTGCGGGTAGAATTGCCTGGGCCCTGTGGGGTGGAGATCCTGGCCAGTCATGGTCCAGACTCAAGCGAGACCAACTCGACAGAGAGGCGGAAAAGATGAACAGAGCATACGCGATCCTCGAGATCAAGTCGTACGACGAGGACTACGAGGACAAGCCGCGCAAGTTCAAGGGCATCGCCACCACTCCGGCCACCGACCGCGTGGGCGACATCGTCGAGCCCAAGGGTGCAGAGTTCAAACTGCCGATCCCGCTGCTGTGGCAACACGACGCGCGGCAGCCCATCGGCTGGATCACTGCCGCCAAGGTCACCGACAAGGGCATCGAGATCGAAGGCGAAGTGGCTCGTGTGCCAGCCAACATGGCTGCGGACTCTGGGTCGCTCAAGGCGCGACTCGACGAGGCGTGGTCCATGATGAAGATGCAGCTGGTGCGCGGTCTGTCGATCGGCTTCAGTGCTCTCGAGCATGCGCGCATCGACGGCACCTATGGTGTGCGCTACATCAAATGGGCCTGGCACGAGCTCAGTGCCGTGACCATCCCGGCCAATGCCCAGGCCAACATCACCGCAATCAAGTCTGCCGACCACGCCGCACGACGCTCCGCGCTAGGGGCTGGCAAGGTCGTCCGACTCGACGCTGCTGGTCGCACCAGCACCCCTGCTCCCGGCGATTCGGGGCGCAAATCCGCAACCCAAGTCACCAAAGGAACTGAAATGAACATCGCCGAACAACTGGCTGCGTTCGACACGAAGCGCAAGTCCGCACTCGCCCGCATGGACGAGATCATGAGCAAGTCCGCCACCGAAGGCCGCACGCTGGACGAGGCCGAGACCGAAGAGTACGACACGCTCGGCTCCGAAGTCAAGAGCATCGAGCAGCACGTGGTCCGCCTCAAGGCCCACGAGCAGAACATGGTCAACAAGGCCACGCCCATCACCGGGGACACCGGCGCTCCCGCTGGCCACGTGCCGGTGCGCAATGCGTCGAGCATCTCCGTGAAGGCCAACACCGCCCCGGGCACTGCGTTCACCCGCTATGCCATCGCGCTGGCTCGCGCCAAGGGCAACATCATGCAGGCCGAGCAGATCGCCAAGAGCTGGGAAGGCAGCACGCCCGAGGTCGGCATCGTCCTCAAGGCCGCAGTGGCCGCTGGTACCACCAGCGACACCACGTGGGCTGGGCCGCTGGTGCAATACCAGGACATGGTGAGCGAGTTCATCGAGCTGCTGCGTCCGGCGACCATCCTCGGTCGCATGACGTCGGTGCGCCGTGTGCCGTTCAACGTCCGCATCCCGCGCCAGACCGCTGGCATCACGGGTGCGTTCGTCGGCGAGGGCTCGCCCACCCCGGTGAACAAGCTGGCCTTCGACAACATCACGCTGCCGTGGGCCAAGGCTTCCACGATCGTGGTGCTGACGGACGAGCTCGTTCGCCTGAGCAACCCGAGCGCGGAAGCCCTGGTGCGGCAGGACCTGATCGACGGCATCAGCCAGTTCCTGGACAAGCGTCTGGTCGATCCGGTGTACGCTGGTGTGGCCAACGTGTCGCCTCCGTCGCTGACGTTCGGCGTCACGCCTCGGCAGGCCTCCGGCGCCACGCTCGCGGCCATCGACGACGACGTCGGCTACCTGATGGCGCAGTTCGCCAGCAACGAGCTCACGCTCACCACTGGCGTGTGGGTGATGTCGTCTCAGCTGGCCATCACGCTGTCGCTGCTGCGCACCAACCAGGACACCCCGGCATTCCCGGGCCTGACCATGAATGGCGGTACCTTCTACGGTCTGCCCGTGGTGGTGTCCAACAACGTGGCGCCGAGTGGCTCGCCCGGCGATCAACACCTGATCCTGGTCGACCAGCGGGAGATCCTGCTGGCCGATGACGGTCAGATGATGATCGACATGTCGAGCGAAGCCTCGCTGCAGCTGAACGACGCTCCGTCGGCCGGTGCGCAGTCGCTGGTGAGCCTGTGGCAGAACGGGTTGATGGGCGTGAAGATCGATCGGTGGATCTACTGGACCAAGCGCCGCAGCGCTGCCGTCCAGTTCATCGACGGTGCCCAGCGCTACGGCTCCTGATCATCAGGGCAGTTGCCACTCCTAGGTTGAGTGGTGTTCCCCCGGAGGTGGTGAAAGCCCCTCCGGGGTCTTTTCAAAAGGACAGCCATGCAAGCCTATGAAACCCGCCACTTGATCGCCTTGCTGCCGATGCGCTACGAGGGTTTCGAGCTGAAGCCTGGTGACCAATTCTCGGCGAGTGCAGTCGACGCTCGCTACTTCATCACGCGCGGCAAAGCACGCAGTGTCGAGCAGCCCGTGCACGTGACGGCACCCGCACCCGCACCTGCACCCGAGCCTGCTCCTGCGCCTGCGCCCGAGCCCGAGCCCGAGCCTGCCTCCGAGGCAGAGTCTGCGCCCGAGCCAGAGCCTGAGCAAGAAGCTGCGCCCACCACGCGGCGCACCACGCGGCGCACCACGCGCGGCAGCTCCATGGTGGTCGGAACCAGCTCGATGAGTGGTGACGACGAAACGCAAGAAGGCTAATCGTGAAGCTGTTGGGCTTTGAGGTCACCGTGCGCAAGGCTGCGCTCGGTGGCGCAGCACCAACGGCCACCCCTGTGCGTTCGTCGCTGTGGGGCTGGATTCGCGAACCCTTTGCCGGAGCATGGCAGCGCGGTGTTCAAGTGGAGCCTCTCGGGGCTGTTGCCGCATTTGGTGCAGTGTTCTCTTGCATCAGCCGCATCGCCAACGACATCTCCAAGCTAGACCTGCGGCTCAAGGAGGAGAACGAAAATGGTGTGCTGGTCGATGCACCATTCAACTCTCCATTCTGGAACCCACTGTACTTCCCCAACCACTTTCAGAACCGCATCCAGTTCATCAGCTACTGGATCACTAGCAAGCTGCTGTACGGCAATGCGTATGTGCTGAAGCGTCGCGATGCTCGTGGTGTGGTCAATGGGCTGTACCCACTGGACCCTCGGCGCGTGACGCCGATGGTCACGCCAGAAGGCGATCTGTACTACAGCCTTGGTGGTGATGATCTGACTCGCATTCCGAGCAGCATGGTCGTGCCGGCCAGCGAGATCATTCACGACCGCTATGTCACACTGTGGCATCCGCTGGTTGGTGTGTCTCCGATCTATGCCTGCGGAGCCAGCGCCACGCAGGGCATGCGCATCCAGCACAACAGCAGCACTTTCTTCGAGAACATGTCTCGGCCGTCTGGGGTGCTCACTGCCCCTGGCGCCATCAACCCTGAGACTGCGCAGCGACTCAAAGAGGCCTGGGAAGGCAACTACTCGTCACTCAACATCGGCCGACTGGCCATCCTTGGTGATGGGCTCAAGTACGAGCCGATGACTGTGCCGGCCCATGATGCCCAGCTGATCGAGCAACTGGGCTGGACCATCGAAGACGTCGCCCGCTGCTTCAGCATGCCACTGTACAAGATCAACAGTGGCCCGATGCCGAGCAGCAACAACGTCGAGGCACTCGAGACGCAGTACTACACAGGATGCTTGCAAGTGCTGGTCGAGAACATCGAACTCCTGCTCACCGAAGGGCTTGGTGTTCCGATGCGCTACCATGTCGAGATGCAGCTTGATGGGCTGCTGCGCATGGACAGCGCCACGCAGATCGACATGCTGTCGAAGGCTGTTGGTGGCGCCATCATGTCTCCCAACGAAGCCCGCAAGCGCCGCAACCTGCCGCCTGTCGAGGGTGGCGAGTCGGTCTATCTGCAGCAGCAGAACTACTCGCTGCAAGCACTTGCGCGTCGTGATGCTCAGCCCAACCCATTTGGGCCTGCGCCTGCGCCTGCGCCTGCGCCTGCGCCTGCGTCCGGTGAAGACGAAGACTATGTCGACCACAGCGATGAAGACGTCGATGTCGAGGTCTCAGAAGAGCAACTGAGCCAAGTGATCGGCATCATCAGGTCGAACACAGAAGACATCGTGCGCGCGGCATTGGCCGATCTCAAGCCCAAGCAACCAGATGCGCTGGAGCTGGCCCTGGCCGATGCCACCAAGTACTTCGCTGGTCTTGCGGAGGCCCAAGATGCCCAAACCGCAAACGGGTGAGTCGCGCGATGACTTTCTGAGTCGCTGCATGGCTGATGATGAAGCCAACTCAGACTTCCCTGACACCACCCAGCGCTATGCCTTCTGCAACTCTGTGTGGGACGCGCGTGAGCGCAAGGCAGCACCGCGTGATGGCCGCGATGGCCGCGATGGCCGCGATGGCCCACCCGGTCCACCTGGTCTAGATGGCCCACCCGGGCCTGCCGGTCCACAGGGGCCTGCCGGCCCACGAGGATCGGACGGAAGCCCAGGCGAGCGCGGACCCGCAGGGTTGCCCGGACCGCAGGGCGAAGTCGGCCCTAAGGGCGATCCTGGCCTTCCCGGTCCGCCCGGTCCCGCTGGCGCGGCAGGCCGCGATGGCCGTGATGGCGCTTCAGGCCCAGCAGGCCCACCCGGTGCCCCGGGTCGCAGGCCGATCAAGATGGTGCCGGTAAGAGATCAGCGCACAGGCCTGATCGAGTACATCGACATCATTTATGAGGACTCGCCATGAGCAACGTGCTGTTCGCCAAAGGCAAGCAAGGCATACTCGACAACAGCCTCGACATGAGTGGCGACATTCGCGTCGCGCTGGTCAAGTCAACTTACGTGTTCGATGCGAGCGACATTACCGCATCAGATATGGGCAATGTGCTGAATGGCACCAATGGTCCTCTCCAGAACAAAACGTACACCAATGGGGTGTTCGATGCAGACGACGTCACAATCACAGCGATCGATGCTGTGGCTTGCAACGCACTGGTGATATACGAACACAAAGGCGCGTCCGCCAGCAACTGGGTCTTGATCGCATACATCGACACGCCACAGAGCGGACTGCCTTTCACTCCGACAGCAGGCCAGACAGTGAACATCGAGTGGGACTCTGGCGCGAGCAAGATCTTTGCTCTGTGAGGCGAGGTAGCTTGTGGCCGAATATGTCAGCGCAGACGGCCAACCATTCAATCTAGCCACACCGAGTGGCGCAAACCCAGGCACACTCGCCTGGGGCGACAAAGAAGGCCTCCCAGCTGCTTTTGGTCTGCCACAACAACCACTGATTGTTGCGTCAGGAATAGCCAGCACGAGTACAGTTGGCCAGCCGATCATAAGCACTGCATCGGCAGATCACGACATCGTGCTCAGTGGCATCGCCAGCACGAGCACAGTCGGCCAGCCCATCATTGGGTCGGTCACAGAGCACACGATCGTGCTCACAGGCATCGGACCAAACAGCACTGTTGGACGGCCGACCATTGGCTCACCACCGCCACGCGGCTCTGTGCGACCACCAGACATAGATCGTGATCGCCTTCTTGCTCAATTGCGTGCCCAAGCACTGCAGGAAGACGGAGAATTGCTACTGTTTGCGGCAGAGCTCGTCTGCTCTGTTGATTGATTGGAGAACAACATGCCTGACATTTCAGAACTGATTGGTGGGCTCCAGAAGTCCATTCACGACTTCGTGGTGCGAAGCGTGGGCGGTGTGGCCGCACAAGTCAAGGCGCTCGAAGAAAAGATCAACAGCATCCCAGCAGGCCAGAAGGGTGATCCTGGTGAACCGGGCTTGCCCGGACTCAAGGGCGACCCAGGGCAACCGGGCGAGCGCGGAGAAAAGGGTGAGCCTGGAAGCCCAGGCGAGGCCGGACCCGCAGGGTTGCCCGGGCCACAGGGCGAAGTCGGCGCTAAGGGCGATCCTGGCCCTGCCGGCGACCCTGGCGAGCGCGGCGAGAAGGGCGACCCCGGCGACCCCGGCGAGAAGGGCGACCCCGGCCAACCGGGCGAGCGCGGCGAGAAGGGCGACCCCGGCGAGAAGGGTGAGCCTGGAAGCCCAGGCGAGGCCGGACCCGCAGGGTTGCCCGGGCCACAGGGCGAAGTCGGCGCTAAGGGCGATCCCGGGCCTGCCGGGCCACAAGGCGAAGCCGGTCCGCCCGGTCCACCCGGGCCTGCCGGAGAGAAAGGCCTGCCCGGCCAGGACGGCCAGGACGGCCGAGACGGGTTGCCTGGGCGCGACGCACTTCAAATTGAGGTCAACAACAGCATCGACCCCAGCAAGCGCTACCAGCGCGGCACCTACGCATCGCACCGTGGTGGACTGTTGCGCTCGTTCCGCGCCACAGACCCTCTGACCGAGGACGCGAATCTTGAGCAGTGCGGATGGGCTGTGATCGTCATTTT